GGCCCGCGAGGCCAAAAATTGCAAGAATTATTTGCTCTTAAAACTTCAAAAAACTTGTAAAAACTTACCCCAACCCCGCAAAAGACTACTAATCTTAAAAAATCTCGCGATAAGTGTAAATAACTCTTGACAAATTTCGGTTTTGCACTTAAAATGGCGCGAAAGCTGTTTTTAAAAAGCAAAAATAGGCCGAGGTGGGTCCCCTTTTTTTACTTTTCGCAAGCCTTTTTTTCGGGCATAAAAAAAGCCCCTTGCGGGGCTTTTCGGCTTGCTGCTAATTAGCAGGGCAGTTGATTTAGCAAAGCAGTGAGGGATCGTGCGTCAGCTTTCTCCAACCCCGCCAGGGCTTCGGCATTGTCAGCCATTCCAAGGGATTCGGCAATCTGGACAACAATCTCAGCCTTCTTCACACGTGGCTGGCCAGCGCTTTTAACGACAGGCTTAGGCGTGTAGTTCAGCTCGAGGTTCTTGAGCTTGCTAATTACAGAGCGTACTGACAAACCGTGCTTTGCAGCAAACTCAGAAGCAGAGTCATAGTTCCAAGAAGCAACAGCAGTCATTTCGTTTACCATTTTATCCGTGTATGCAGACATATAAAAATTCCTTTTTGTTTGTGTGTGTTCTCTCAATCAATGCATGTATTATACGGAATAGAGCTGCCAAAGTCAAGAACTTTTTGGTGGAAGACCTCAAGAAATTTTTTCACGTTCGGGTACCAAAAAAGACTTGACAAATTTCAGTTTAGCACTTATAATCGGCGCGGTTTGAGCTAAAAAAATTTCAGTTTGGCACTTTGGCGCAGCCGCAAAGACTGCGCCAATATTTTTTCCACATTATGTCAAAAAAAGACTTGACTTCGTATCGGTTTCGCACTAAAATGGGCGCGGGCCACTTTCAAAAAATTTCAGTTTGGCACTTTGGCGCAGCGGAGCTGCGCAGATTTTAATATGCAAATATTAAAATCTTATAATATTAAGATATTCTAATATTAAGATATTTAAATATTAAGATATTTGAATATTCGAATGTTCAGGTTGGCATGGATTTTGCTAAGGCAAGATTCGTGCCAATTTTTTTGGCATGATTCTTGCAAGCCCCCCTGTATTTAACATAATATATTTTATGTGCATGACAACGTTGTCATCGCGCCTAACTCATTGATTTATAAGGGTTTTCAAATTTAACATAAAAAGTTTTCAACGCATACGCAGACCCCAGCAAGCCCATAGATTTGAGTGATGATACCCTCGGCCCATTATAAGTTTCAGTGATGGTGCGTCGGCGCAAAATTCGTGCCAACTTTTTCTTTGCAGCAAGAAACGGGCCAACAATTATTTTAGGCAAAAAAAGGGCGGGTCAAACCGACCCGCCCCAGGGGTTGAGCGCGTAGGGGTGGCGCGCTCAATTCAAGATTCGATCAAGATTTAGTAACGCCCAGATACCGCCGCCAATTAATAGCGCGTCTAGCGTGATCGAATAAATTAGGTAGAGATTCCGCGCCAGGCGTCCAGCTTGGCGCGTCTCAATTATGCGATAAGGTATACCCTCCTTTTCTAGTTCGCTAATCGCTCGTTCAAAATTGGGACCGGAATCCGGTCCCCATTCAGTTTGGATCATCCTCCTTTTTTCCCAGATTTTCACAGCGTCTTAAACGGTATTTCATGATAGGCCAGAGCGAGTTTTAGTCTCGTGTCGGCCTTTGCCCGTTCCTTCAATATGCAAACATCATCACGGATCGAGTGAATTGATAGATCTAGTTCCTCACAAATCTCGTCATCCTTCCAGCCGAAAGCGAGCAAGCGCCAAACCTCTGGCAATCGTTCCAGCCTTCTCTCGCCTAAACCATAGGCCCCGCGTGCTTTTCCTTTATCGCTTCTCATTTTCTAACACCTCCACCAATTTAATCAAAAGCGATTCGATGCCCGCTTTTTTGTCGTTGTAGTCTATAACGTTCCAATCCGAATCAATGACGCGCTCCTTCAATAGCGTCATCCTGTCATAGTAGGATAGCGCATTTTCGTCATTCTCTGAAAATTTCCAATAAGTGAGCGGTGATTTTTTGCGCTCTTCAATTCGCGCTCGCTGCTCGTCTTCAGTAATCGAGAGCCAGAATTTAACAAACCGGACGCCTTGCGCCGCTTCCCAGTTTTTATGGTCTCTCAAAAAATTCTGATATTGCGTCTCGCTGCACCATCCGTTAATTCGCTGCACCATTGCCCGCGAGTACCAGGACCGATCGTAGAATGCTAGATGGTTTCCTCTGGGCATCCGTTTCGACCAATATGACAACCATTTTCTCATAGTTGATTTGCTAGGCTTTTTTGATCGATGGACCGTAAACCATTGCGGGTTTAGGTAGTGCGTCAATTCCCGAACCGTCGCAGATTTTCCGGCAGTATCCCGACCCTCTAGAAGAATTGCGACGGGCCCGCATGGGCCCTCGCATATTTGATTTAGTTTTGCTTGATGCTCTCTCATATTGCACCTCGCTTCCTTAGTTCAAGAGCGATTGGAACCTCATAATCTCGCGCGTCTTCTAGTGACGTGTGCGGCTCGTCTGGTAGTTCGCCTATCAGATATTGCGCCACGCTATTTGCTGTGCATTGCGCTTTGCCAGCTTTGGTTTTGAATCCGCGCCGCTCGCAGAATAACAAGTATTCGGGATCATCGAGGAAAGCTTTTTTGCTCGATTGATATAAACACCAGTGAGCGCCATGCCTGCCAAGATCAATTTGAATTCCGGAGCGTCTGCATTTTTCCCTATCGAACGCCCAATTAAATGCGGTAAAAACCGGATCATAGGCCGCGACCTGCAATGCTAACCATTCGTTGATCTTTGAAGTAGCGCCGATCCATCGCTGGCCCTTTTGAACCATGTCGTGGGCCTGTATTCGGCGCAGTTTGGCGTTACGCTTGCTCCAAAAATGCTCGCTGGGAACGTTTTTTATGTAGAACAAATCCGCATTCGTGATGTATTCGTCATATAGAAAAACTCCCAATTGATCGAGGATTTCTCCGGTTTGAAGATCCACCAAAACGGCCCCAAAATCGGCAACCGTGTTTCGTTTAGTGGTTTCAACGTCAATAATTAAAAAATATCGTTCGATCATTTTTGGCCCCTTGTTAATTGTTCGACCGTGTTAAATGTCTCTGGGTCAATAACTCTAAACCCCTGAGCCCTTAGCGTATGTTGCACGTCCGGATCATCGTCGAAGATAATCGAGCGCGACCGCAAATCATCCCAGCGGATGCGCTTTTTTTGAGAGTAGCTGAGAAGCTTTGAAAGCTTGAACGTGCCCGCGCTTCTCTCGTCTGCCTCATGTCGGCAGATTGTCTTCCCCCCATAAGGTAGCAAGCCGTGAACGATCAACCATTGCAGATCGGCCTGACCCATCACGCGAGACGTGAGAATGTTAACATCGAGCCCACCTTGTATCGCCGCTCGCATATTGTCAGCCAGTGGCAATGGTTCATCAAGCCGGATATTTTCCGGTGTGTTCATTCTCCGCCAATCGTCCAACGTCTCGCCTTGGCGATGTGCTGAATTAATCACGGTCCCATCTAAATCAAAAAAGAAAATGGTATGCATATCCAATAACCCCTATTGAATTTAAAGTTAGTAGATTCCACAGCCGCCGCTCGATTGCTTGAATGCTCAAGAGTGAGAGGCCGCAGATCATTGCCGCTTTTCCGGCGCTGGTATCGATGAAAAAAGGAGCGGCGCAAAGTAGCGCCGTCCCAATCCATGCCAGCCCCAATATCAAGCGAGATTTTCCAAAATCACCATTAGTTCGGCTTTTGTAAAATCGCCGGACCTTTGCGGCAGTGTTAACGTCGAGCGGATAGCTTCGACGATTTCCGTCTTTTTTATGGTAGGCCCTCCAGTGCTTACCGTCTTAGGCTTTGGCGCGTAGTCCAAATCCATTGATTTAATTTTTGAGATCACCGACCGAATCGGCAATCCGTGATCATGGGCGAATTGCTGTGCGCTTGGGTAATCCCAGGGCGCTGATTCTTTTAAAGCATTTTCAAGCTTGGGTGTGTATGCCGACATTTTTTAAGCCTCCAAAGTTTCAAGATAATAGGCGACGGTAAAGCTTGCCGCCATCCCAACAACCCCGACCGCTACCGATAGCAGATCGGGAATAAAAGCGCCAAAGCCTAAAACGATGGCGCTTAATACGAAGATAAAGAGAGCGAACAATTCTGTAAGTAATTTCATCCAGTAACCCTCACTCGTCGGCCGCCCTCGATTATTAATTGATCGCCTTTTCGCATTTTGTAGCCTAGCACGTCACGCACCCGCGCTTTCGCGTGGTCATCATTCAACGCGTAAACAAAACCGACCCGCTGATATAAACCGGCCTTCGCATTAGTGCGTTGAAACGCGGTGTATTGTTTCTGTTTCATTTTTGTCACCCCATATAGTTTAGTTTTGGTTTCGATCTGCCTTGATCTCTTCAGTGACGCGGCATCAGCGCCAGACCTTTTCGCTTTGTGTTTCGCTTTACGCCTCGCCATCTCTTGATGGGTCTCTGGGTGCGGTAGCTTTAACCTCTTGCTACAGGTCCATTTTAACCTGAGCAAAACCAAAAAAACCAGAAAAATTTTTTACCCCCCAGCATAGATTGCAAGTAGTGTCAACAAATTTTTTTCTTCATCTCTTAAGCAGGAACCGTGCCAACTCTGCGCGGGGGCGGTTATCAGACTGAGAATTTTTTTTCGCTCGCGGACCCATTTTCACGTACAACTTTGGGTATTTTTGAAAGCAAAACGGTGCTATAAAAGACTTGATTGTTCTCAAAAAGTTTATACACCCTCCCAAAAATTTTTCTTGACTTTTTGCTTCCCCCATTCTATACTTAAGCCTATGAAACTCGTAAAAATGGCACCGGAAAATCTTGAAGTGGCGAATGCTTATCTTTCCACAGGCAACGCGATCACTGTCGCAACCGAATTCGGTATCACGCCAGATAAAGTTTACGAAGTACTCGAAAAACACGAAGTAAAAGAATATATCAACTCGGTCTATCTGGATCAGGGTTATCGAAATCGTTTTCGGCTCGCGGAACTTCTTGACGAAGTAATTGAACATAAAATTCAAGAAGCACGCGAATCCGACCAGTATTCCAGCAAGGATCTAGTCGATATAATTGCTCTCGCACACAAAATTACTGTTGACCATTCAAAAGAAACTAAAACGCAGAATATTAAACAGCAGAACGTGCAAATCAATTCTCCATTCGGCGAAGGAAACTACGGAAAATTAATGGAGAAACTTCTTGGTGGATCAACTGAATGACCTTCGTGCCGAGTTTGAAAAACACGAAGCCATATGTGAAGAGCGATGGAAAACTGTATTTAACGAAATTCGAAGTGCAAAAGAGGAAAGCAAAGAAAGGCATGGAGACATTAAGTCTTCTGTTCAATCTTTGCATCGCCTTGTATGGGCAGGCGGAGGAGCAGTCATTCTGTTTTTAGCAGGACTGTTAGGAAGTATGTTATGATTTATCAAAAGGGTAACTCTTGGAAAGTAAAAGGTTATAATCAGCGTTTTGGAAGTTTACAAGCGGCAGAGGAATTCGAAGCATCTTTGGTTTGTGAAGATTGCGGTTGTGATCCGTGTGAGTGTGATAAACGAGAACCTGTAAGAAATATACCGAAAGAAGAAGACAAAGAGTTAAGCCCTGTAGAATTATTAAGAAAAGGATTATGGAACTCAGTAGAAGAGACATTATCAACGACAGAATCCTCGACGGAGGAACCTTCCTAAAGGTACCAATTGAGAGCTACCTTGAGCTGCTCGGAATTTCAGCAATTCCTTCGCAGATGGCTTTAATTAATGCAATTAATTCTAGCAAGTATCGCTTTGTTGTCGCTGCTCTTAGCCGTCGTCAAGGGAAGACGTACATTGGAAACATTATTGCCCAATGCGTCGCCCTTGTTCCTGGATGCCATGTGCTTATTGTTAGTCCTAATTATAACCTTAGTAACATTTCGTTTGACTTACAACGTAATCTTATAAAACACTTTGATTTAGAGGTTGCTCGGGACAATGCGAAGGATCGCGTAATTGAGCTAACGAATGGCTCCACTATACGATTGGGGTCTGTAAACCAAATTGATTCAGTAGTAGGACGTTCATATGACTTTGTTCTCTTCGACGAAGCGGCGCTCGCAGATGGAGAAACTGCCTTCAACGTTGCCATCCGACCCACACTCGATAAACCGGGTAGTAAGGCTTTATTTATTAGCACTCCTCGGGGTCGTAACAATTGGTTCAGCCGCTTTTATAATCGTGGCTATACTGATGAATTTGCTGAGTGGGCCAGCATAAAGGCCACATGGGAAGATAACCCTCGAGCTTCCATAGAAGATATTGATGAAGCTCGCCGTTCGATGAGTCAAGCTGAATTCGCACAAGAATATGAAGCTGACTTTAACGTATTTGAAGGACAAATCTGGAATTTTAATTATGAAGATTGTGTCCAGGACTTGAGCGAGATGAGCTTCGAAGGAATGGATATAATCTCGGGACTTGATGTAGGCTTTAAAGACCCGACAGCACTGTGTGTAATTGCGTTTGATGGCCACAAGTATTATTTAATGGAAGAATACTATGCCGCAGAACGCACGACGGAAGAGCATGCTGGCTATCTTGCTGAAATCATTGAAAGAAGAGAAGTCGACTACTGCTTTATTGACGCAGCCGCTGCACAAACGCGCTTTGACTTCGCTCAACAATATGACATCTCAACTATTAACGCCAAAAAATCGGTTAATGATGGAATCGGGCATGTTGCTAGCCTTATTGATAATGATCGTCTTATTGTAGACTCTTCCTGTGTAGAAGTTCTTCGATCTCTCGATCAATACAGATGGGATCCGAACCCAAACTTAATCAAAGAGAAACCTATACATGATTCTAGCAGCCATATGGCAGACGCGTTACGATACGCTCTTTACAGCTTTGACGAGCAAGCTCCGACATTTTAAATCCGAGAAAAAAATAATTCTTGACTTTCAGCTAACCCGAAAGTATAATTGTTAAAAATGAAGCGTTACTTTATAAAGTGGATAAGGGATGCCTGTAAGAGCGCATATGAGAAAGGCAATGCCTGTGAAATATGCGACTCAACAGAGAATCTCGACTTTCATCATTTTTCTAGTTTAAGTGAACTCGTCCACCGTTGGGAAAGAAATAATAAATTAAATATTAATACTGACGAATTAGCACTTCAGTATAGGGACAAGTTCATTGAAGAGCATCACGACGAAATTTATAAAGATACTGTCACGCTCTGCCACGAACACCATTTAAAGCTGCATAGTATCTATGGAAAGAATCCAAAGTTAGTAACAGCTAAGAAGCAAATGCGCTGGGTAGAAATACAACGAGTAAAACATGGCATGGTATAATTTCTGGAGAACAGAGAAACTCAACCCAGCTCAAGAAGAAATTGTTGTTAGTCTTGAAGGATCGGGGCCTATTGGTTCTCGTGAAATCATCACTAATTATACCGCGTACTATGAATACTTAGAAGTTGTAAATCGTGCCGTCAATATGATTGTTGATGACACGGCAGAGATCCCCCTTCGAGTAGGTGAACCAATTCAAGGATTGAATTCGGTTGTAAAAGGTGTGAGACGTTCTCGTGTTGACTTATTACTCAATAAAGAACCAAACCCTTTTCAAGATATTTCTACTTTCAAGCGAAACCTCATTATCGACTATATACTAGACGGAAATATTTTCATCTATTTCGATGGGGCGCATCTTTATCATCTTCCAGCAAATTACACCGATATCGAACCTGATAAACAAACTTATGTTAAAAAATATGTTTTTCAGAGCAGCATAGACTATAGTCCAAAAGAAATTATACATGTAAAAGAAAATTCTTTCTACAGTATCTATCGAGGAACAAGTCGTCTAAGAGCTGCACAGCGTGTAATGTCTCAATTAACTCGTATGAGAGAGTTTCAAGACAATTTTTTCAAAAACGGGGCCGTTCCAGGTCTTGTAATTAAATCTCCGTCTGTAATTAGTGAAAAAAATAAAGAGAGAATGATTCAATCTTGGATGACTCGTTATCGTCCAGATGGAGGAGGAAGAAGACCTCTTATTTTAGACGGAGGAATGGACTTAGACAATCTTACAAATGTTAGTTTTAGAGAACTTGACTTTGAAAATTCTATAGAAAGTGCGGAAAAAGAAGTTTTAAAGGTACTTGGACTACCTCCAATCATGCTTGATTCTGGAAATAATGCAAATATTCGTCCAAATCACAGACTTTACTATTTGGAAACTATTTTACCCATTATTCGAAAGGTAAATTTTGCACTTGAGAGATTCTTTGGGTATGAAATTACAGAAGATGTTAGTAATATTCCAGCACTTCAGCCTGAACTTCGAGATGCAGCAGCTTATTATGCTACTCTTGTAAACACAGGAATCATTACCCCTAACGAAGCAAGAGAAGCTTTAAACTATGATGAACAATTCGGAGCTAGTGAATTACGAGTTCCGGCAAATATAGCAGGTTCAGCAGCAAATCCTACAGAAGGAGGAAGACCTGCAGATCAAGGAGATAGTACAAATGGCAATAGCCCTTAAAAGATCAGACATGCGAGAAGCTCTAATAGCTTTTTTCGAAGAAGAAGGTAAAGTATTAAATATTAGGGAGTATAATGAAGCTTTTAAAGCTGGAAGAGCTCCGTACCCTTTACCTTTTCTTCAAAAACATTTAGGCAACTATAAAAGAGTTGTTAATATGTTGCAAAGACAGGAGGCCGCTAGAATCGCCGCCATTGGTAGCGTAAAAGAAGAGTATCCTCCTTTAAGAAAGCCCGTTTTAGAACCGGCAGAAGAAACTGATCTTAGCCCTCTTGAGAAGCTAAGAGCAGCTACAGGAGAATCAAGTGAATAAAATTTTTCATATTGGCTCCACATTTAAAGCATTTGAGGAAGGAGACGACCTACATATTGCTGGAATGGCCAGTACTAATAATACTGACCGAGTTGGAGACATTATTGAGACTGAAGCCTGGACAAAGGGCGGGCTAAATAATTATCTTAATAACCCCGTAATTCTTTTTAATCATGACTACAATCAGCCGATTGGCCGAGCAGTTCAGCTTGGTACGAATGATAACGGTCTGCAGTTAAAAGCAAAAATTGCTAAATCTGCTGGTCACGTAGGCGAATTAATTAAAGAAGGCGTTCTTGGAGCTTTTTCTGTTGGTTTCCGAGTCAAGGACGCGGAGTATATGACGGAAACCGATGGATACAAGATCAAGGATGCAGAACTATTGGAGGTTTCGGTAGTAACGGTTCCTGCTAACCAGGCTGCAACCTTTTCTCTTGCGAAATCTTTTGATTCCGAAAGGGATTATGAAGAGTTCAAGAAATCTTTCAAACTAAACGATTCCGAGGAGAAGCATGTACTAAATGTTCGGGAGACTGAAGATAAAGTAACTGTTGAGTTTGAAAAACATTCCAACGAATCAATGCCAAAAGACTTATCACAAGTCGAAGCACAGGAGAAAACTATGAGCGATATTGATATCGACGCTATCGTAGCCGCTGCTGTCGAAAAGACTGCGGCTGCAATGGCAATGAAAGACGCTGAGCGCAAGGCAGAAGAGCAAGCTAAGATGGAAGCAGAACAAAAAGCTGCTGCCGAAGCTGAAGCTCAGAAAGCTGCTGAAGAACAGCG